GCCCCAAATACTAGCCCCCGCATACAACGCAGTTGTCTTGCCGATTCCTGAGTCCGGACTGAATATGTGCATCAACGCCCCATTTACAGGGGTGAAGTCGGTAAAGATAGAGCCAAAAGATAGTCCGATTACAAACTGGTGCATCTCCATTCCGGGGCGGTTGTAGAAGTTCATGGCTTCTTTCCATGCCTCTAGCGTTCCTTTGGGTTGAAATGCGTGAAACAGATGTGCTGTAGCTGATGAGGGTGGATTGTGGTCTACCCGATCTGCACGAATTTCTTTATCCCCTAGCACGAATGCTTCGTGCTTATCATCTATCCAACCAAATTGTCTGTGAGCCGTGTCCGCTCTTGCGTTAAATTGCATGTGGTTTACCCATGTTGTTATATATGACATTAGTTCGTCGGTTCTAATCATCGCCACGCCGTTGGATGACATGTGCTTACGCAGTTCATCCTTAGAGGTAGCAGACGCAAGAGGTATCGTAAATTCCCGCACCCCGTCACGAGGAAGATGTAGCCTTACGACTACCGCCTCACCCACAGCAGAGTCCAGTAACCTACGAGTTACGTACATATCGTTGTGATAGATCATCACTTCGATCTCGTCTTCTTGCTTGATAACCCGCTTAAAGATACCTCCGTTCTTCCCCCTGAAATAAGGTTCGGGATACTTCGGTATAACGTATGTTTGTGTGTGCCCTTGATTCACATTCGCCGGGGCATCTTCTACGATGTTATCTTCCTCAGTTGCTTCTTGCACTTCTCGACCAAGCACAATCGGCGATTTGATTGAGCCTTTGCTTGGGCATCCGTCGCAACCTTTGGGGTTGTATTCTTCAAACTTAGCGCAGGTATAAGGGCCGCCCTTGATACCACGTACTTTCCTGTCAGCAAATTGTGGGCTGTACTCAGGGTGCCCACTAGAAATCTTGTCAATAGCCTTGTCTGCGTCTACGCAAAATTTAGCGATAGATAAGCCTGCTCTCCACATCGGTTCCGACATGGTTGCTTGGTTCTCGTAAATATATCCTAGTTGTTGGCATCCTTCTCCCTTCACAGTTCTAATCATGATGGTCTTAAACCGATTTGTGTAGTTCCCAAGGATTGCCTTGGTTACTTCGTCCATCTCTCCACGTGGGATGTAGGGCCGCCGCTCAATGAGTGGGTCACCAATAACATCTTTTAGTGTGTCAAGCTCATACGGTACGGAACCCTGGCCTAGTAAACTGACAGGGCGTGCCACGTCGTTTTTGTAGTTTAGAGTCCCCGGAACCCGTAAGATTCGTACCGCATCCGCCGTTACTACATGGTCGATGTGCAAGTCATGGTCGTCACACATACTCTTTAACTTCTCAGCCAAAGGCAACCATGTTTCACGTGAAACGGGTTCAGTAAATGCCCAGTAGACGTGCACACCCCCACCGGAGTTAACCAGCGTAGGCTTCGGCATCTTGGTCGCCTTGCAGAACTGTTTTAAGGCAGTAATCGCTTCGGCTTGTGTCGCGTATGGTTTATCTTCTCCGCAGTCTATGTCTAGGAACAACGATTTCAGTTGTTTGACGTTAGGTGCTTTGCGTGACTTGCCATCCTTGAATGTTGCTAATGCGTAGTACGCATCGTATCCCTCGTTTTTCAAATTCTCGGCTACTGCTACTGCGTCTTCCACTGTGCGGAAGAACTTTTGTACAGGCTTGTCTGACCCATTTTTTAGCCCAACTATGCAGTAGTATCCGTCGTCCCCGAGGACTTGCTGTAAAAATTCTAAATTGTCCATAGCCACCCATTGTTAGGTGGGGGTACTCGCTACTTCCGGCAGTCAGGAGTCCAATCTAGACTTGCCAGCATCCGCTTTCCCCCCGAAACCATTAATTAAGCATCGTCCCATTCGCCAACCAAGTCTTCTAACTTGGGTTCATTGGCTACGGGTGCTTTCTTGGGTGCGGCTTTCTTTGGTTCATCAACTTCCTCAGCTTCTACCTTTGCGGGCTTGGCTTTAGGGGCTTCTTGCGCTTCTGCTTCGGGTGCAAACAAGGAGGGTTTTGGTTTGTCCTTGACACCATCGGTTTGCGCAACAGTCATTGTGATTGCGCTGACTGCTTCGGGTGAGTCCTTGAGTTGTTGGACTGTGTTGAACTCTTCCTCGGTCACGGGGCGCACAGGCTTGAACACCAATTTAGGTGTAGGGCTTGCAGTATCGAAACGCATCTCGGTCACAACACCAGTAATAGGTGTGCCGTGGTTCTTCAAATGGCGAGCATAGGCTTGCAAGGGTAACTTGCCCTTCTCACCATCACCAAACACAGATGTTGGGGGCAACACTAGTTGGTAGACTTCTTGTTTTTCCACTTCACCATCAAGCACGACGGCTAAACGCTGTTGGTAACGGCATGCACGGCTGTCGCCTTGACCAGAACCCTTGATGTTTTGTGGGCAACTCAAACAAGTAGCTGACTGCTTGTTCTCTTCCTTGACCTTTACATCGGGACGTTGGCTATCTGCTGACCAACATGTCGGGGATACGGCTTCACCTTCGCTATAAGTTCCTGCGTAGTAGATACGTGAAACTTTCGGTGCGGCTTTGATGATGACAACATTCATCGCACGCTCTTCTGACACGCGGTACTCTTTACCGCCAATGAACTCACGAAATACTCCGCCCTTGATACTGATACGACGTGAACCTAAGCTCTCTCCAGCTAGGGCATTCGTTGCATCATCTGCGTTTGCGTTCTTGAGGTATGCGGGTAGTCCGCCTTTAAACAATGCTAAATCACTCATCTACATTCTCCTTAAATATCATCGTTGGGGTTAAAGTTTAAAGTCATTTGAGTAGAACCCTGTGGGGGTTTTACCGTAAGACTTCCGTCTGCTTCTTCTCTCACAAGCGTTCCGCCGTTTAGGACTCGCATCGCCTCTTCCACTTCGCTAATCTTGAAACGGTAGACACCGCCAATCTTTAATGAGGGGATTAGGTCTTGCCGAATCCATGCGCGGACAGTCGATATGGACACCGCAAAATGCTTTGCCACACTTTCTATCGGAACGAAAGATTCATCAACCATTTTTACTCCTTTTTATGGTCACGGAATATTCCGCATTCGCGTTAAGCCCCGGCGGAAGCACGTCGGGGTGTTCTTCTAAAAATGCCTTCATATTGGTTTGGTGAAGTCGCTTCTCCAATAGTTCCGGCACACCATGTTCAAGTATGAATTTGCCCATGGATTCCCAGTCGTTCGTTGAGTACGTCGTCCTTACGGTGCGATACACAACTCCGGCTTCGGTTCGTAGACTCTCAGCGCCAATGACTTTCATGTGGTCAAGAATCGCTGTCTTGACTGTCTTCATGCCGTCTTCAACCTTGGCGATTTCCGCTTCTAGTTGATGGGTGAGTTCTGCTTTTTTGTCCCGCATCTTGATATAGACACGGGTAAGTTTTTCTAGAGGCACTTCTGCCTGTACTGTAGCTTCTTCCATTTACATTCTCCTGTTTTAAAAATACGATAGCGGTTTGTTGTTCTCACTATCTTCCCTCTACTCTACTATCAAATTCTACCTTAGTCAAGTAAATTCTTGTAAAGTTCAACTAACTTTACATGATCGTCTATACGGTTGTCAAGCATTTTGTATAGGTGTTTCTCCGCATTTGAACCCTGTAATCGCACAATCGTGACCGGATGGCGTTGCCCCGCTCTATGCGCTCTTGCATTGGCTTGGGCATAAGTCTCTAGGCTTGGGGTCGGCCCCCACCAAACAACTGTATCCGCCGCTGTCAAGGTCACGCCATGAGCCGCCGCTTGTGGTTGGATTATCAAAATCCTTGGGTCACTGGTATCTTGAAAATTCTTAAATATTTCAGCGCGTTTGTGGGCGGGCACATCACCATTGATGATCTCGGTTGAGAACCCGTCTGCTTCTAGCTTTTGGCTAAGAATCCGGATCGTGTTTTTAAATGGTACAAAGATCAATATCTTTTGTTGTGTCTCGTCGATCACTTCTCTCAACACCTTATAGCGGTTCTTGATGTCGAACTCCAAGGTCTCGCCAGTATCAGAGTACACCGCGCCACAAGATATTTGCAGGAGTTTGCTCAATCCGACTGCAGCGTTAACTGCCGTAATTTGCTCCCCCGCCGTTTGCACAACAAGTTGCTTGCGTAACAACTCATAGTATTTCTTCTGTTGGGGGGTCAGTTCAACCTCCCGTGAGACATACGTCATCTCAGGTAGGTCAAGGCATTCCTCTTTGGTAAACCGGATGGCGGGTTGTAGGGCTTCGTAAACTACCTTGTCCGCATGGGGGCGTGGCACCCACTTGAACTGGGTTATCTTGTACATAACCATGTCTTTAAATGCGCTGTAGAACTTAGGCACACCGCTAGGACTTACAAGTTTCGCTAGTCCATAGGCGTCCACGGGGGATTGAGCCGCAGGTGTTCCAGTCAGCATCCAGAGCCATGTCTCAGGCTTTAGAATACGGTTTAACGTCTTCCAACGTGTTGTCTGTGCGTTCTTGTACGCATTAGCTTCGTCGATGACGATTAAATCAAACCCACCATTAGCCACCGCTTCTTGAACAATCTCCACCCCGTCATAGTTGATGATGACAAACTCGGCGTCCGATGCGATCACTCGGTTGCGCTTCTCTTTAGAGCCATAGGCAATGTCCACGGTGCGGTGCATAGCAAACCTAAACAAGTCAGCACGCCAAGCAGAATCCATGATGGACAGTGGGCAGATGACCAGTACACGGCGAATCCGACCAAGTTTCATCAGGTAGTCAGCCGCCCAAATAACAGACCCCGTCTTGCCTGTGCCTTGCTCATTAAGGCAGAAAGCCCGCTGGTGCAGGGTCAAGAATGACGCAGTAGTCTTTTGATGCTCGAACGGTTTGTAGAGTCCGGGCCATCCGTACTGTCCCATGATTGGTGATGGGATGTTTTTTATTTGCAGGTTCTTAAGCACCCGTGCTTCATCTAACCCCCACTTCACCGCTACTTGGTGCTCTCCAATTTGTCTGCTCTTTGGTATAACCGTTGTCACCTTATTGGGGTGACGTAGGTTCAATAGCAGTATCTTGTTCTCTACGATTTCCATGATTCTCCTGTTTTTATAAAGCACTGACAGAGCAAAAGTGGTCTCCCACTTCGCTCCATCAGATTGTCGGTTCCCTACCGGAAAGAGTAGTGCCGACTGGTAAGGTTATTTCGGTTTCCCGCGATGCACGCCACTCATACCTTACGCTTGCATCAGACTATGAACCAATCAGGCTCGTCGTTTTCTTTCTCGCTTGCTAGTCTCACCGACTAGGTTGCTCTTTGAGTCTCTCTTGAATGACCGATTCTTTGCAGGTGTCTGCACACTAAATCCGTCCTTGTTACTACCGCCTTTGTCTAACGCTTTCTTGTGTGATAGGTCTTTACCTTCACGGCTCTCGGCGGTCTTGTTTGTATCTGTTGCACTGTCCTTGTGCTTCTTGTCGTACTCACGACGCAAGCGTTGACGCTCCATACGGCGTTCTAGTTCGCCACGGGCTTTTTGTTGCTCATACTCTTTCTTGTATGGGCGGGGTTTATTTACATACGGCATCAGTTCCTCCCGTTATGGGCACACTCAAGCACTAAACAATGCTTCTTGCATAGTCCGCTAGGGCGGGGATTCCACACATTGTTGGCGTATGAAAGCTTCATACGGCTGTGCTCTGCGAACCATTTCGCCCACATCTTATCCTGATTTTCGATATCGTACGAGTCTTTAATAAAGTTTTTTGAGACCACAAAAAGTAGCCCACCTTTGACCCGTTTTACTTGGGGGAAGTGCTTAAAAATAGCCAGCGCCATCAACTCCAGTTGGTCAGTATCGGCATACTTGGCGGACTTACCCGTCTTGTAGTCTACGCACCGTGCATCTTCCCCGTTAATTATCAATAAGTCAGCGACGCCACGCCACCAAACATTTGGGTCTTTGAATCCGCAAGGCTCTAAGTTCTCAGTCAGCCCGAACTCATACTCGCAATACTTATCACCCGCTAACTGTCTTAAGTTATCGAGGGTTGGTTTGGCATAGTTAAACTGCGGAGGTAGTGGTACGTCATCACGTACGTAATGTTCTGCTGCCGAGTGAAATTGTTTGCCATAAGTTATTGCTTCGGTAGGCGGTTCAACTACATCCTTAGCTACCTTCAAGTGGTAATACTTCTTCGGGCATTGATCGTACGTCTTGATACTGGAGTAACTCCATGCGGGAATCTTAATCAAAATTTACCTCAGCCATTTCCTTAAGTTCTTTATACATGGGCAACAACGCACACAGCTCCCGGTGCACGGTGCGCTTATCATTCATATAGTTGTAGTCATCTATGACTTTCTCATCGCGGGTGTCACCAGCCGCTTTCGTTATTGCCAGTGCGTTCTTCTCACGGATGCGAGACAGAATCCCCATCAATGGTGCACCTATCTTTTGTGCTCTGTG